GTATTGTTCCCAGAGTCTCTATAGATCGGCTTCATTCTGTAATTCAAGCCATCCTCGGTTATATTGCTATAACCTAAATCTAATAACATCTCTTTAACATTATTAATCATTTAATCAAAAATCTCTCCGTCTGCTTCTGCTCCTCCTTCGGCAAGATAACGTTCGTTGTCTCTAGCTATAATATGCCTCAAAGACCCTCGCTCGTCAACTCTAAAGTTGACTACTTCATAATTTAAGTAAACGCTCTCGGGGCGCCTCCGGCCGTCCGGAAGCCTTCTCCACACTTGATCAAGGTGTCCGGGTGCCTCCTCGCCTTGAAAGCGAGACTTGGTAGTTATCAATTTATGCGTTCCGAAATCTTCACCGTCGAGACCGCGTTCTTCATTAGTTTTGCGGCGGAAAATTCCAGTGTAAGAAGCGTACTGTTGCAAGAAATCAGAGGCAGCGAACGCCGCAGAATCGTCTTGTGGTTGACCAGTTGCACCTGATTCTCCAGCCTTGTTTAATTGGTTGGCAACTATCATTGGGGCGTTGATCTCTTTTGAAAGTTCATTTAGAGCGGTTATTTTTTGACCAATTTTTTCCCACGAATTTTCATTTGATGCAAGTTTTTCGCCCGTAAGTTTTATATAGTCGTATGAAACTATGCATGGGTTCCCGCGTCCTACTTCAGACATGTGCCACCTCCTTACTAGGGCACATATTTGATCCACGTTTTTGCTTGCTACGTACATGTGCTTTACGCCCTTGTATTTTTTCAATTCTGGCAATAATTTTCTCACTTTCGTAAACATCTCTTCATTTCTCCTCCACTTGCCAGTTTCAAGATAGTGAAACGGTACGCCTAAAATCGCAGCCGCCGTACGGAACTGAATATCCGAAGTTTCAACTTCTGTGTCTAACATTAAACACGGAATTTTACTATTGTATGCCGTTCTTAAGCATATCTCGTTAATCCACGTGGTTTTGCCATGACCGGGCCTCGAACATACCGCATATATATTTCCCGGCCTTAGCCCCCCATACATTCGATTGAACTCTGTCCAAGGCGTGGGTAAGCCTATGTCTTTTATCGGGTTGTTGCCTCGTTCTTCAATTACGTCTCCGAGGTTTTCTAAAAGGTCTTCTGGGTCATCGTCTGATGTGTAGCTTCGTATTTTTTTGTTGTAAATCCTGTCTGAGGTGGATATAATTTCGTCGACCGATTCGTTTCCGCATTTGTGGGCATAGTTTATGAGATCTTTAGCTGTGTTTACCGTATCTCTACGCATTCTATACTTAAGTAAAAGCCTTGCGTTATCGATTACTCCATCTGGTTTAATTTGAGTGTACGTCATGTTGTCGATATATGTGGCGATATCTATTTCGTCTTTGAAACGAACATTCATGCTTACTATTTTATCGACAAGTAGAATTGGGTCTACTTCGAGCTTTTTAACAAGTATGCTACTAAGTACTCTGAAGATTGTATGGTGAACTTGGTTATAAAAATCTTTTTCGTTTATGTATCTACATATTTCTGGAAACACTTCTGGGTGAACGACTAAGCCCGCAAGGACGTGATATTCGACCTGCTGTGAAAAAATTGCTTCTTCTTCGTTTCTCATTGACTCAATGATAGCACCTTATTATTTTTGAAGCAAGAATATTATAGATCTAAATCGAACTTCTCTTTGAAAAATTCTTTTGATAGTTTGTATGCTTCTTTTTCGTCTATTTCTATGAGACTAATGTTATTTTTTTCGAGCCATTGAGCTTTTTTTACGTCTCTCTTGATTGATTCGAGGTATTTCGCTCTAGAATTATTGTGAAAGAAAGCATTAAAGTTACTGTGTTGCGATCCTTGTACCTCAACCGCAATCTTTCTTGTCATATTAATGATGTCTACTTTCATTCTGGAGCCAAACACTGGAAATTCTTCGTAGACCACGTGCCCCTTCCAGTATTGCTCTAGGAACTTCTTTACGGCAAACTGAATTTTTGATCGGCTTTTTTTATTCCATTTTATAAGAAAGCGAGTAACGTCCTTGTTCTGAAGTCTGCCGTATATATTATAAAGTCTCATTTTTTATGGTTGCTGGGTGGGGTGTAGAAAGGGAATTCAAAAGACGGATATTTATCTACTGAAAAAGATTTAGTTTCAATCTCAGAATAGAAATCCCACGGATAAAAGTGACACTTTTCTTTTTCTCGGTCAACCCCAATTAGCCAATCAATTCCCGCGTCGGCATAGCTAATAGTGTTTCGGGTTTTCCCACCTCTACATACCACCTCCCCCGAACGGTCTACCGTTATGGTGAGTCTATTTTTTTGCAGGGTTTTAACTTGAATAGTTTCAAACAAATTCGTTGGCTTGAGGTTAGAGCGGTCAACCCCCATCCACGCCGCCAAATCAAAGACGCAGTCGCGGTCAGCCTCCATGACCGACCAGCCGTGGTTGACTACCTCTTTCCACGCAATTAGTAAGCTGCGTCGTCCGCTTTGTTCTGAAGTCGTCTGAAACATTATGATTTCTTGAGCGTGTCTCTGAATTTAAAGAATATGTATTTACCTACTTCTTTATTCTCTTCAAAGTATTTACGAAGATTATCCATACCTTGATGTTGTTTCTTTAGCTCTAAGCCTTTCTTTTCTTTTATTTCTTCTATTAGATCGTCAGACATGGTGATCCATGCTCCTTTGGCTGTAGCCATGTCCCAAGCTAACATCATATCCACCACTTCGTACTCAACCCAAATACTTTTCCCAGCGGTTCTTCCGTATCTTATGGGATATCTTACTAGAGTACCTGTCTTTTCGTTTGGAGTTTTCTTAAAGACAACCTTACACCAGTGTCCGTAAACATCGCCCTTGCCGCTCGCCTGAGAAGAGATCACGTCTTTTAGGTGTCTGTCTTGAAATTCTAAAATCCAATCACTGTAATGCAATAATGCATTTCCTCCCGATGCATTTGTCACGCGAGGATCTGATTTTTCGTAGGGGTTGATTGATACCTTGCTTCTGATCTGAGAAATCATGAAGCAAATATGTCCATGAGTAGTCATTCCTAGAGCCATCTTTCTTAAAAAGTCTGAACTGAGTAATGCTCCACCAGCGACCTTATTCGCTTCCTCCGGAGGCTTTTCCAGATCATTTTTAGGGACGAGAGAATCCATAGAGTCAACAATAAACATGTATCTTCTATCTGTTGGATTGTTTTTAACTAACTCTCGCATCAAATTTATAACCGCTTCATACACATTACTTTTAAAAACAAACCACTTTTCTGGATCGGTATCTAGCCCCGCCCTGTCTATCATATCTGAAGAGAGTCTGCCTTCAGACTTAATATAGACTACCATCGCGTTAGCCATTTTTTGAAATTCTCTAGCAAAGGATAAAGCGCAGGAAGTTTTCCCTCCCTCTGTTACGCCAGACGCTCTTATAATTCCCGGGCCAATGCCGCCGCCCATTTCGATGTCGAGTAGAAGGCTACCACTTGAAATAGTGTAGCTCCTTTCTTCTGCGTAGTTGTAGTGGTCCGTCTTATTCTGCTTGAGATAAGATTCAATTTGCTCTAGGGGTGTTGTGCTGCTATTTCCTCTTGCCATTTAAAAACTCCATTAATGTGTTTGGTCTGAATGCGATTTTTTTGTCTTCGCCAATTTTTTCTTTTTCTAATTTATGTTTCTCCTGTTTCGTCACGGGCATTTTAAGCAGTATTTCTTGCTCTTGTATATACTTCTCGCCGTCCCTACCTAAAAACCACGCCAGACTATTCAGTTTGAATGGAAGGTTTGCTTCTTCCCAAAATTTTTGACTCTTGAGAGCGAAGAGCTTTTTAGCTATTTTCATCTCTCTCTTGGCTAGAGTCGGGTGGGCCCAAACAGTCTGGGGCTCTTTACAGAATTTGTTTATAATTTTCTGATATTTATTGAGCTTCCTTTTCACAATTCTTAATGTCGAATTGTACCATGGTTTTTACTAAGTTGTCAAACGAAATTTTTGGTTGCCAACCTAAATTTTTCTTCGCTTCTGAAGGGTCACCCAATAAAAGTTCTACTTCTGCTGGGCGATAAAAGTCTTTATTGATTTGCACAAGGGGGGTATAAGTATCATTGTTTAGAAGATATTTCGTTCTAAGCGGTTGCTGTTCTACTTCCGTCCATGACCCATATATGTTGGCTGCTCTAAACGCTTTCTGTAAAAACTCCTTTATAGTGTGAGTTTCTCCACTTGCGAGAAGATAATCACGCGGTTTATCTTGATTAAGCATTAGCCACACCCCTTTTACGAAATCTCTGGAATCGCTCCAGTCTCTTTTGGCGTATATGTTACCTAATTCTATAGGCTGAAAAGCTTGATTGTTTTGTATGGCATGGTGGATGCGGGCAACTCCTTTTGTAATTTTTCGAGTTACAAATTCTTCCCCTCTCTTGGTTCCTTCGTGGTTAAACAAAAGCCCATGAACAACATACATGTCATAGGATTCTCTGTATACCTTTACAATATGTCTGGCTGCACATTTAGACGCACCATACGGGCTTCTGGGTTTTAACGGATGCTTGAGGTCCTGCGGGGAATAGTCTACGTCTCCAAATTCTTCACTACTACCAGCACTATAGAATCTACAGCTTGGCTGGAACTTTTTTATAGCTTCAAGACATCTTAATACTCCCATAGCGTTCGTATCGAATATTTGCTCGGGCATATCCCAGCTACAGCCGACGAAAGAATTGGCTGCAAAATTAATAAAATAATCAGGTTGAATTTCTCTTACTAGTTTATCTAAACTAGTCTCGTCCGTCAGATCTCCATATACCAACTGAAAGTTTTCATGTGTTAAAAATTGTTTACAATTAACGAAGTTGGGATTTGCACTTCTGCGTATCATACCATAAACTTTGCAGTCTGATGCCCTCAAGAGGTACTCACACATATTCGCCCCGTCTTGACCCAAGGTTCCTGTTACTATTATTTTCCTCATTATTTGCTCCTTAAATTTGTCATGTTTTCTTTATACCAATTGTATGTTTCTTTAATGCCTTCTTCTAGACTCGTTTTATGAGTCCATCCAAGCTTGTCTAGCCTAGACGAATCTAAAACTCTTCGGAGTGTTCCGTCTGGTTTTTCTAAATCAAAACTTATATCCCCATCATAACCCACTGTTTTGGCTATCAGGAAAGCCAAATTTTTAATAGATATTTCTTCTCCTGATCCAATATTTAACTGAGATATTCCTTGCGAATATAAATCCTCAGCAGACAGCTTTTTTAAAATGTATACGCAAGCATCTGCTAAATCGTCTACATGCATAAATTCTCTCATAGCTTCACCCGTGCCCCAAATTTTCACATTCTTGGAATTATACATAAAAGCTTCATCGAATCTTCTGAGAAGCGCCGGAAGAACATGAGAATTTTCTGGGTGAAAATTATCATTTGGTCCATATAGATTAGTTGGCATCACTGACAAAAAATTACAGCCATGTTGCTTGTAATAACTCTCGCAGGTTTTTATGCCGGCTATCTTAGCTAGAGCATAAGGCTCATTCGTTGGCTCTAGTGGAGACCGAAGAAGGTACTCTTCTTTTATCGGTTGGTCAGCAAATTTGGGATAGATGCAGACACTACCTAAAAACAAAAGCTTCTTAACTCCAAACTTGAACGAGGAATGAATAAGGTTATTTTGAATCTGAAGATTCTGATATATGAAGTCTGCTCGATACTCGTTGTTAGCATGAATACCTCCAACTCTAGCCGCGCAATCTATAACCACATCAAACTTTCCTTCATAGAACCAGTCTTCGACCTCCTCTTGCCTTGTTAGATCAAGGTGGTCTCGTTGAGCAACAAAAACGTTGAAGTATCCTTCTGAAGTTAATCTTCTGAGTATGGCTGAGCCAACCATTCCTTTGTGCCCTGCCACGAAAATTTTGTCAATTTTTTTCATTTACTATTTTTTCCACGGTGTTGCTATATTTTTTAACCACCACGTCCCAAGAGAAGTTGTCGACCGCGTATTTTCTAATGTCGCATCTCATTGCTACAGATTTTTGTCTGTTGAGAGCTATTACTTTTCTGACGAAGTCTTCATCTTGAATTTTATCTTCAGGTATTACGTCAATAAATGGTAAGCTCGTATCTAGGTTCGCTGTACAGTATTCTGATATAACTAATCCAAGTCCCGCCATCAAGCCCTCTAAACATGATAAGGAATGAGCTTCGCCGTCACTAAGTAAAACCATGTTAGCGTAATTCGTTAAATTTTTATACAAGTGCTGTTTGTCCCATTCTCCAAGGTATTCTAGATCACCTCTATCGAAAGACGGATCAGCGTAATTGCCAACGAAATCAATGCCCATACTTCTTTTTTGAAAGAGGTGCTGTCTTTTTCTGTAGTCTATTTTTGCTAAATAGACCGACCTGTTTGGTTTCGAACACTTCTCGTTAAACTCAAATAAATCTTCACGCGCGCCGTTGGGGGTGACGAATATTTTTTCTTCTGGAATTCCGTTTAGTTCTATAAAAGTTTTCTTAATTCCTTTCGAAAGAGCAAAAACGTAGCAGGGTACTTGTTTGTATGCTCTAAATATTTGAGAGTAAGGACCGTGCTTGTTTGGCTGTTCTACATATGCGTAATGTGTGGTTACTGCTTTATGTTTACAGTTGAGATGATTTAATATCATGATGTAGTCGTCATATTGAAGATGAACAAAATCCGGGGCAAACGAATTG